AGTGGAAGACGGCGCGCAAGTTGGCGCTGCGGTTCTCCGAGATGGTCAAGGCGCGACCGGATCTCAAGCGCCGGCTCGCCCGGCCGCCGACCCTCTCGCAAGGTCAGAGCATCGTGTCCACCACCGCGGGCAACGAGCTGATCTTCTGCACCCGCTCGGGCGATACGGGCAAGGGTCTCGACAAGGTGGATCGCGTCATCTACGACGAGGCGTACAACCTGACCGAAGCGGAGATGACCGGCCCGACGCTGGCACAGATGGCAGCGCCGAACCCGTCGACCATCTACACCAGCTCGGCGGTATTCAACGAGATCCACCAGAACGGCCAGGTGCTCGCGGGCCTGCGGCGTAACGGGCTGCGGGAGGTCAAGGGTCTGTACTTCGCGGAGTACATGGCGCCCGAGCCGCCGAGAGGTTCATCGGAAGCCGAGCGCCGTCGCATCCGTGAAGACCCTGTGACCGCCCGGCTGGCCAACCCGTCGTTTGGCGTGATCCAGACCGACGCCAAGGTTCAGAAGGCGCTGCTCGGTTTGGGCGGTACCGCGACGGGCCGCCGGTCCTTCGAGGTCGACGTGCTCGGCTGGGGTGACTGGCCGGTCGACGCCGACGTGATCGAGTCCGAGATCCCAGCGGAGACGTGGAACGACATGGGCAACCTCGATGCAGTGCTCGCCGGCCCCCGCGTCCTGGTCCTGTCCCGCGAGGACACCTGGGCGATCGTCGCCGCGCAACGGACGACCGCGGGCAAGATCCACGTCGAGGCAGGGTTCGCCGCCGATGCACCGGCCGAACAGGTGGTGCGCCGGCTGGTCGAGGTCTACACCGCATGGAATCCGGCCGCGCTGGTCGTCTCACGCGGCGCCGCGGCCGAGGTGCTGCCCCAGCTGGAAGCTCTCGGTATCGAGGCGACAGTGCCGACGCGCACCGACGAGGCGCAGGCGTGTGGCGGATTCCTGTCTGACGCACTGTCCGGCGCCCTGTCGCACAGCAAGCAAGCGGGAATGGCCGATGCGGTGGCGAATGCGGTGCGCAAGGAACTGCCCAGCGGCGGGTTCGTCTGGGAAGTGGTCGACGGCGCCTCGCACGCGCAGTTGATGGGCGCGACGTTGGCGCGGTGGGCGCTGCTGAAGTTCGGCAAGCCGCTCAAACGCAGGACCAGTTCGCCGCGCACTGCCGTCAGGCAGACGGCATCCAATGACTTCGACGCCATGAGCATGGCGTTCTGATCGCGAAGGGAGCGACGTTGCCGACCAAGACCGCCGCTCCCCGCACTGAGAAGGGCTACGTCGTCGCCAGCCCTAATATCTGGGGTGGCCCGCAGGATCATTTCGAGATGGTGCCAGAGCTCATGTGGCCCAACTCGATCCACACCTACACCCGCATGGGCCGCGAGGATGCGCGGATCGCTTCGGTGCTCCGGGCCATCGGGTTGCCAATCCGCCGCACGACATGGCGCATCCGCCAGAACGGCGCATCCGACGAGGTGACGCAGTTCATCGCCACCAACCTCGGACTGCCGATCGAGGGTGACAACGAGGATCATCCGACGCCGCGCACCCGGGACCGCTTCTCGTGGCCGCAGCACCTACAGCAGGCGCTCACCGCACAGCAGTACGGGCACGCGGTGTTCGAGCAGGTCTACCGGATCGAGGGCTCGGGCAAGAATCTGCGGGCTGCGCTGCACCGGCTGGCCCCCCGGCCGCAGTCGTCAATCTGCTACTGGAGCGTCGGCCGCGACGGCGGCCTGGTCTCGGTGCAGCAGTGGCCCGCTGGGACATTCACCGCCCCGGGGGTGCTGGCAATCCCGGTCGAGCAACTGGTGGTCTACACCCGCGATCCAGATCCCGGTGTGTGGACAGGCAACAGTCTGCTGCGTGCGGCATACAAGCACTGGAAGCTCAAGGACGAGCTGATGCGCATCGAGGCCGCCGCCGCCCGCCGGCACGGCATTGGCGTCCCGGTGATCACAGCCAACGAGGGCGAGTCCGACGACGACGAGCGGATGGACGCGCTGCTGGAGACGGCCTCGGCGTATCGCGGCGGCGAGACGGCTGGCCTCGCGCTGACCAACGGCCAGACGTTCGCGGTGATGGCGCCCACCGGCACGCCGATGGATCCCCGCCGCGCGATCGAATACCACGATCACCAGATGGCGCTCGTCGCCCTGGCGCAGTTCCTGAACCTCGACGGCAAGGGCGGCTCGTATGCGCTGGCGTCGGTGCAGGCCGACACGTTCGTCCAGTCGGTGCAGACGGTCGCCAACGACATCCGCGACACCGCGCAGGCGCACATCGTCGAGGATCTGGTCGACCTGAACTTCGGCGAGGACGTGCCCGCGCCGCTGCTGGTGTTCGACGAGATCGGCTCGCGGCAGGACGCCACCGCGGCGGCGTTGCAGATGCTGGTCAACGCCGGGCTGATCACGCCCGATCCGCGCCTGGAGTCGTTCGTCCGCACCGCGGCCGGCCTGCCCGGCGTGGACCCCGAGGCCGATGCCGCCGACCCGGTGCCCGAACCGCCGCAGCTCACCGACGCGGGAAAGGCTGCGGCGCGCGTGTTCGTCCGTGCCCACAGTCGCCGCGCGAAGGGCGACCCGAAACCACAGCAGGAGACGCTGTTCGATGAGTAAGCAGAATCGTCAGCCCTGGTATCAGATCCGCAATGCGGCTGAGGGTGATACCGGCCCGGCCGAGGTGCTGATCTACGACGAGATCGACTCCTGGTACGGGGTGTCGGCCGAGGCGCTGGCCCGCGAGATCAGCTCGCTCGATGACAGTCGCGAGCTGCACGTGCGGATCAACAGCCCCGGCGGCAACATCTTCGACGGCGTGGCGATCCTCAATGCACTGCGCGGTCACCCCGGCAAGGTGACGGTGTTCGTCGACAGCCTGGCCGCCAGCGCCGCGTCGTTCCTGGCGATGGGCGGCGACGAGATCGTGATGAACCGCGACTCGGAGATGATGATCCACAAGGGTCACGGCCTGGTCGTCGGCGGCGCCGATGACATGCGCCAGCAGGCCGACCTGATCGACCGGCTCAACGACAAGATTGCCGGTATCTACGCCGAGCGTGCGGGCGGCAGCGTCGAGGACTGGCTGGCCATCATGGACGCCGAAACCTGGTACAGCGCCGAGGAGGCCGTCGAGGCGGGGCTGGCCGACCGTGTCGAGACCGTCACCGCCGACCGCGATCAGGCCGCCGCCAAGTTCGACCTGTCCATATTCGCCCACGCGGGGCGCGCACATGCGCCCGCGCCTCGATTCCCGAAGGCGCACAACAGAACTTCGACCGAATCCCCGGTCGAGGCCGAGAAGAAGGAGGGGCCAGTAATGGCAACCTTGAGTGAAAGCGCGCTCCAGAAGCTCGGCCTCGATGCCGAAGCCGACGAGGCCGCGATCGACGCGAAGATCGACGAACTCACCGCCGAGCGTGAGCCCGTCGAGCCGGTCGAGCCGACCCTGGAGCAGGCGACCCAGATCGCCGCCAAGGCCGGTCTGGCGACCATCACCAACGAGGCACTGGCCGGTTTGCAGGCCCAGGCCGCCGAAGGTGCCGAGGCCCGCGCCCAGCAGGTGCGCGAGTCCGACGAGCGGGTTGTCGACGCCGCGATCACCGAGGGCAAGATCGCCCCGGCCCGCCGCGATCACCACTTGCAGGCGCTGGCCGCCGACCGCGAGGGCCACACCGCCGTGCTGGCCGCACTGCAGCCGGGCCTGGTGCCGCTGGCCGAGAAGGGCCACGGCGTGACCGCCGACATCACCAACGAAGACGACGCGATCTACGCGTCTCTGTTCGGAAAGGACGCCTGACATGGCAACCGATTACTCTCCCGTGCATCAGCCGGGTGACGCATTCACCCTCACGACCTCCGCGGATGTCACCGCCGGGCAGGCGCTCATCGTCTCCGGTGACAACACCGTGGCCCCGGCTTCGGGCGCGTCGTCTGCCTACATCGGTATCGCGGCGTTCACCGCGGCCAGTGGGGCCGAGGTGACTGTGCTCAGCGGCGGGGTCCACACGCTGGCGGCCAGCGGCGCGATCAGTGCCGGCGAACTCGTCACCACCGCGGCCAGCGGCGCGGTGGCAGTGCAGGGCACCCCGAGCGCGGCCAACGACATCCAGGTGATCGGCGTTGCACTCGCCGCCGCCGCATCCTCCAAGGTCACCGTCAAGCTGTTCCGCTGACGGGCAGAGACAGAAAGAGAGATCCAATCATGGCAGTTCTGTATCCGCCCGCTCAGCCGAGCCTGTCGGGCGACGTTCTCACCATCAGCCGGTTCCTGAACAGCCCCACGCTGGTCGCCCGCCGGTTGCGCACCCTGGCCGAGCAGCGGTTCATTTCCGACGTGCTGCTGTCCGGTCGCATCGCCACCACATCGGGGTCGGTGCTCTACGAGACCGGGGAGTCGATCTACTCCGATCGCGCACCCAAGTCGGTCGCACCCGGGGCCGAGTACCCGCTGACCCCGATCTCGACCGGCGATGCATCGCTGGCCAAGACGGTCAAGTGGGGCAATGACGCCGAGGTCACCGACGAGTCGATCGCCCGGCAGATGTTCTCCCCGGTCGACAAGGCGATGACCAAGCTGGTCAACCAGACCGTCAAGACGGTCGACGGTGTGGCGATGTCGGCAATCCACTCGGCGGTGTCGCAGAACACCGCGTGCATCGCGACCTGGACCGGCGGCGGCTCAACCCCGCAGATCCTGCGCGATATTGCCCGCGCTCGCGGCAAGATCGACGCCCTGAATCAGGGCTACGACCCGGACTACCTGGTGGTTGATGACGCGACGTACGCCAATCTGGTGTCCGACGCTTCGGTGGCCGCACTGCTGCGCCGGGAGAACGGGGCCAATCCGGTCTACACGGGAACCTTCCCGGTGATCGACGGCCTGACGGTCCTGCGCTGCCCGAACCTGACCAATGCCGGAACCACCAGCGCCTACGCGCTGATCGTGGACAGCAAGGCGCTGGGCTCGATGGTCGACGAGAACCTCGGCGGCCCGGGCTACGTCTCCACCGACGGTGTCGGCATCCAGGCGAAGTCGATCCGCGAGGACAAGAACGACAAGTGGCGCCTGCGCTGCCGTCGTGTCACCGTGCCGATCGTGCAGGAGCCGCCGCGTGGAAGATCACCGGGGTGGCGGCAGCGTCATGAGCTACAAGGTGGCGGCGCCGTGCGTGTTGGCCGTCGACGCGGACGGCCACACTCACCACGCCTATGCCGACGCGGTCCTCGAATGGCTCTCCCCGACTCAGGCCGAGTACTTCCTGGCCGAGGGCCTGGTGGAGCGAGTCGGGGATGCCGCATCGGCACCGGAGACCGACGAGGCCGAGGGCGGGGCCGAGGATAAGCCGTCGGCCAACGCCAAGAAGGCCGAGCTGGTCGCGTGGCTGGTGGACAACGTCCTCAAGGAGGACGGTACCGACTACACCGCCGACGAGCTGGAGTCTCTCAAGGTGGCCGAGCTGCGCGACCTCGTGGACTCGGTGGGGTGATGGGTCTCTACAACGTCGTGAAGCCGTGCGTAGTGGGGCTGTTGCACTACGTACGGCCCACCGCGGCGCCGATCGAGGTCGACGACGACGTGGCGGCCGAGCTGGTCGAGGCTGGTTCGCTGGTGGCCTACCAGAGCGCGGTGTCGGATGTGGCCGAACAGCTCTATGGCTCTGGCGAGCAGTGGGATAAGGCCGCTGACGCCATCACCGAGAGTGCGGCGCCGCCGGCCGAAGTGGTCGAGAAGTCAACGCCCCGCACCCGCCGCAGGGCCACCGGGGACTGATGGCCGACCCGTTCCTCGACATCGGGCAATTCGGGGTGGAGTTCGGCTCGATGTCCGATGGACAGGCGGCGTCGGCCACCCGGCTGCTCGATGTGGTGTCGGACTACATCATTCTCCGAAAGCCGGATGCTGACGAGACCGCTGCCGCACAAGTGGTATTTGAGATTGTCCGTGATGCGCTCAACTTCGGTCCGTACGAACGGCTTTCGCAGTTCGACAACGAGACATCCAAGCGCAAAGAGGCTGGAACGTTCAACTCTGCCGTCGCACTTCTCGACGAGTTGCTACTCCCGAAGCACAAGCGAATGCTCGGCATCGCGCTGGTCGCCGCCCCTCGGGGCTCGTTCACGAAGTGCGACTACTGACCCCGTGGGCATGTTCCCGATCGGCAACCAGCGAGTCGGCGTGAAGTGCGATCTGCCGGTGCTCGACGACGACGGCGAGCCGACGTACACCGAGTTCGGCGAGCCGGTCGTCACGACGCAGACGGTGTGGGTCGACGGTGCGTGCTTCGAGATCCAGTCACCGTCCGAGCAGCAGAACCTCACTGTGACGACCAGCGAGGTCGCGTGGGCGTTCCTCCCCGTTGCCGGTGATGTGATCCCCGCCGTCGATGATGCGGGCGGACCGACACCGATCCCGTGTCCGACTGGCGCACAGGCGATCCCATCGAGCGCGCGCCTGGTGCACAACGGCCTGGACTATGTGATGCGCGGGGATGCGATCCTCGAACAGGACATCCACGCCCGTGCTGATCACATCTTCTGTATCTGCGAGCGAGAGGCCGGCTGATGTCGAGCTCATCGGAGGAGATCGAAGTGATCCTCACCGAGACGTTCGCCGAAGCCACGGCCGACGGCGAGTTTGATCCCGAGGTGGATGCCTTCATGCGGGACGAGGTCATCCCCGTGCTGCAGGAGTATTCGCCGGTCGACACGGGCGAGTTCCGCGACTCGTGGGAGGTCACAAAAGCCACCGGCGGCGTCGGCCAGGTTGGCTCCAACTCGGACATTGCGAACCTCATGGAATACGGGTCGATCCATAACCCGGCATACGCGCCGCTGGCCAAGGCGATCGAGTACTTCGCCCAGTGACCGCCCCGCAGCAGCTGAGCACCAAGTCGATCAACGCGGTCGCGTTCCTGACCGCCTGGTATCTGCCGATCACCACGCCGGCGGCGATCGGGGCGAAGATGTGGGCGACGGGCTTGCCGAAGCCATACCGCGCGGTGCAACGCATCTCGGGCGCCCGCACCGTCGACAGCGACCAGCCGCTGATCTGGGTGCATACGTTCGGCGTGACGTACTCCGACGCGGCGCGCGAGGCCGACCGGACCGATGAACGGTTCCAGATGCTCGTCGAGTATCCGGGCTGGAACACCGTCATGGCCGATGGCCGTGTCGCGCACTGTGATTGGGCCGAGATCGTCTCGGCCGCCCATGAGGAACCGTACGGCGCCGAGTCGGTGGTGACGCGCTTCGTGTCCGAGTACCGCCTCGGCATCTCGCGCGTATCTGCCCTGTAGCGCAACCACATTCGTCCCGGCCTGACATCAGGTCGGTGGCGCGGCGACCTGGCCGCACATTCAACGCACCGGACTTCGGTGTTCAACCCATCTCTACGAAGGGAGCGTCATTGTGACGCAAGTGGAAGAGGGCACTGACTGGGTCGGTGCTGGCTTGGAGTTCCGGGCACCCGAATACCTGGAGGTCGGGACCGCCGTCGCCGTGGCGTTCCGCGACGCCCGCGGTGCTGCCACCAACCTGTCGCCGCACAACCCAGACGGGTCGATCCGGTGGTGGCCGTTCAGCGCCGACAACAAGATTCGCGGTGACCTGTTCAAGATCCTTCGCGACTCCGACACCGGAACCGTGATCACCAACACCGAGGACAATCAGGGCTTCGTTCACCTGGGTCCACAGAAGGATGGCGACGGCCCGTCGTTCAACCCGAAGGTCACCACGAGCCACGTGATGATCGTGCAGGACATCTACCCGTACTACTCGGAGATCACGGAGCTGTCGCATCCGTTCAGCGTGACGCCGATCGACTTCAACGCCCCGTGGGTGCAGCGGCTCTACGATCGCGAACCGCTGGTGGATGACGACGGCAACTGGCTGTTGGAGGATCCGGGCCAGGCGGGCGCGATCTTCGGCTCCCGCCCCGGCGGCCACAACCCCGCTCGGCAGTTCCTGTTCTTCCGTGAGCGCAAGGTCGACGGGCTGTCGCTGTACTCGTGCGACATCGTGACGTACTGCAAGCAGGACGATCTTGGCAAGTCCAAGATGGACAAGAAGGATCCGCGGACCTCCGAGATCACCTTCCTGCCCACGCCGGACAACATCACCATGGGCAAGAAGAACGGCATCTATCAGCCGATCGGCCCGACCTTCCGCGTCTATGGCGGCCCGGGCTATGTCGCCCTCGGCGGTCTGCCGGTGTTCGCCGGGTCGGCACCGGTTGCCACGGCCACGACCGCGCTGCATGCCTCGCTGGCGTTCGACGGCGCGACGGGTGCCGGTGATCCGTTCACCTACAAGGTGCAGCAGTCCACCGACGGCGGCACGACGTGGGGATCGCTGATCACCCCGACGAGTCAGTCACTGTCGGGCGACACCATCACCTTGCAGTTCGCCGCGGCGGCGGGTGCGTCGAAGTTCCGCGCGGTCGCCACGGGCACCAACGGTGCGACGGCGAACACGGCAGCGTCGAACAGCGCCACCATCGCCGCGTCCTGAGTCGGTGCCGCCGGGCGTTCGGGCTCGTTCGCCCGGCGGTCACCTCAGTTCTTCAACGAGCCCGCCCGAAAGTGAAACGAGCCCACCATGTCTGACGACGAGAAGCCCAAGGATCTGCCCACCAAGAGCAAGGACGCCGCCGAGCAGGCGCTCGCCCAGGCCGCCGCGTATGACGGCCTGTTCGCGCCTCGGCCGTTCGACCTCGGTAACGGCGCCATGCTGCTGATTCCGCCCCCACCAGAGAACCTGATCATCCCCGGCGATGAGAACCTGGAGGCGTACGAGGCGCTGCAGTTCGAGATCAAGTCCTATGACCGGAGACCCAAGACGATCGTTCCGCCGCAGGAGATCAGGGACAAGCAGGGCCAGCTGATCACCACCCTGCCGGCCCAGGAGGTCGACGGGGATCTGATCTGGCCGCACCAGAAGACCAACCCGGAAACCGGTGAGGTCAAGCGGATGCCGTCGTACACAATCCGCCTCGTGAAAGCAGTCCTCGGCGAGGAGGCGTACGGGCGGTTGGCCAAGGCGGGGAAGTCGGCCAGCGACATCGAAACCGTGTGGGGCAAGTGGCGATTGGAGATCGCCGCGTGGCGCACCACCGACTCGAAAAGTGGATCAGGCGACATGGATCTGGCGGCAGTTCCCGAGGCAGATAGCCAGTGACCTATCGCGATTCCATCACGGTCGCCGCATAGCTGACTGGCATCGCCGCACCCGCGGCGCCGACGGGCACCTGATCCTGTCCAGCTACGAACTGCTCGAATTACTGGAGTTCCTGCCCGAGACGGGCGCGTTCAAGACCGACGCTCTGCGCGGCGGTCGCTGGCCGTCCTGGCAGGCGATGCTCGCCGAGTCAGTCAATGAGTCATACCGGATGCGGTCGGCGTTCCAGGCGGCCAACAGCGAGGACGGCAAGGCCGGCTTCGACACCGAGGCCTTCGAGTTCCTCGACCCCATCGACGCCGCGGCGCGCGACGAGGTGGGTGCGACCAAGGAAGCCGAAACCGCGCGCTCTGTCAGCACATTCGAGTCCGATATCAGCTTTGAGTGAGAGGCGGTGACTGTGGCGGACAAGACCCTGCACGCCGACGTCGTCCTCGCTCTTGATGAGCGGTCGGCCCGCCAAGTGTCCTCCGAGATCGAAGGTCACATCGGCGACAGTGCGAACCGTAGCGGTGATGCGTTCAATCGCACACTGGGCAGCAAGATCGCGGGCGGCGCACGGGACGCCGGGCAATCGGCCGGTCGGGAGCTGCGCGCAGGAATCACTTCGGGCATCGACGACGCGGTGCGTCAGTACACCAGCTCGCTCGGCGTGATCGGCAACGCGGGCAACGCGGCCTTCTCCACGATTCGTTCCAGCGCGGGCATGGCTGCGCTCGGCGTCGCTGGCATCGGTGTCGCAGCTGTCGCGGTCGGCAAGCAACTGTATGACCTTGGCGCGCAGTGGGATGACATCGCCGACGGGATCACCGGCCGCACCGGCAAGATGGGCGACGAGCTCGACGGGATCGTGGAGTCGGTCAAGAAGGTCGGCCAAACGACGGCGGTTTCCCTCGGTGACATCGGGAACATCGCGGGCGGGGTGTCGCAGTCGTTGCACCTGACCGGTGATGACCTGACACGCATGACCGAGCAGGTCGCCAGCCTGCAGCAGGTCACCGGGCAAGCGGTCGACACCAAGCAACTCGGCAAGACGTTCCGGCTGTTCGACATCGACGGCGTGGAAGGGCAGATCGACGCGCTCAACCACCTGTTGACGATGTCGCAGGACACCGATGTTCCGATCAACTCGCTACTGACCACGATGCAGCAGGCGGGTAAGACGGCGCAGCAGTTCGGCCTCGACTTCGGCCAAACCGCCGGGCTGCTGGGCGCTTTCGAGGACGCGGGCCTCGACGCGGAGAAGACATCGACGGGCCTGAGTCTGGCGTTGAAGAACCTGGCCAAGGATGGGCAGGATCCCGTCACCGGTCTACAGCAGACGGTCACCGAGATCCAGCGCCTGCACGACGCCGGCCAGGAGACCGCGGCGATCAACCTGGCGACCAGCACGTTCGGCAAGGGCTACGTCGACTTCCTCAATGCCATCGAGAGCGGCAACCTCGACGTCGAGAAACTGCATACGGCGCTGACATCACTCGGTGACGACGACGCGATCGACAAGCAGAAGAAGGCCACCGAGGATTGGCACGAGGAGTGGGTGAAACTCAAGAACACCTTTTCCTCGGCCCTGGCGCCCGCCGCGAGCGGGTTCTTCGGGATGGTCAACGACTGGTTGACGCGAACCACGCAGCCGCTCAAGGACTTCGCCGACACGATGGATCGGATCAAGACGCAGGGCTGGGGCGCAGGGTTCCACAGCGACTTCACCGGCCCGAACGGCTACCAGTGGCCCGGGCTCGGCGGCGGCCCCGGTGCATCGGCGGCCCGCCGCGGTGATCGACAGCCTCCCGGGACGACCACCCCGGGTCTATTGCAACAGGGGTTGGACTACTCCGGATTTCAGAGCGGCTGGAACGATAGGACCCCCGGCAATAAGGCGTCCGGTCCGAAGCTGCCCGACGCCCCGGTGCTGCCCTACGACACGTCGCTACCCCCGGGGTTCGATGGCCTGCCGCAGACCTCCTCGATCGTTGCGGCCGAGCAGGCGTGGATGGATGCGCGGCACACGTTGGCCGAGAAGAACGCTCGCGTCACGCAGCTCGAATCGGATGCGAACGCCAAGGCCGAAGATATCCAGAAGGCCCGCAACGATGTCATCAACGCGCAGCAGGCGCAGCAGCAGGCCGAGTTGCGGCTCAACGATGCGCGACAGTCGTTGTACGACAAGGCAAATAAGCAGCTGAGCAGCTACGCCGACCAGATGGGCGACATCGGCGCCAAGCTCGACAACGACTTCGGAATCTCCAAGGGTCTGCCGGGGATCGCGGAAAACCTGTTCAAGTTCCTGGCGAATCTCGCGGCGGCCCCGATCGAGGGGATGCTCGGTGCGATCGGCAAGGCCAACCCGAACGAGGGCTCCGGGCTCGTGGGGGTGCTCGCGGCACAGGGCGCGTTCGGCCAGCAGTACACCCCCGGCGCGATCGCCGCGGCACAGGCGGTCAAGAGCGGCAGCTCCGCATCGCTGACACCTGGCGGCGGCGCCCCACAAGGCGCCCCGGGTGGTGCGTACTCGGGCGATGCCGCACTGCTGGCCAACGTCCCCGCGGGCGTCTATGGCCGTTGGAACGGCGATGATCTCACCAAGGGGCTCGGCGACTGTTCCAGTGCCGTCGCGGATCTCGTCAACCTGTTGGACGGGCGGCCGACCACGGGCGGGGACATGGCCACCGGCACCGAGGCCGCCTGGCTGACCTCGCGCGGGTTCCTGCCCGGTATGGGTGGCCCTGGTGACTTTCGCGTTGGCTTCAACGACCACCACACCCAGGCCACCCTTCCCGGCGGCACACCGTTCAACTGGGGCAGCGATTCGGCCGCAGCCCGCGGTGGCGTGGGTGGCACAGGTGCCGATGATCCGGCGTTCACGGAGCACTACTACCGCCCCGTCGGCGGCGGTTACTCCCCAGTCGCCGCCAGCACCGGAGTGTCCACCACATCGCTCGGCTCTGGCGGCACGACTCCGGTCTACGTCACCAACTGGCCTGGCGGCAGTGCTGCGCTCACCATCCCCGGCCTCTCCCCGGATCCCGGATCACCATCGGCCGCATCGGCCGGCGGATCACCCATCGCCCCCACTGTCGGCGGTATCTCGCCGACCTACCCGGCGCTCACCGGTCCAGCGCTGACCAATCCCGGCCTGACGCCAGCCCCCGGCGGTGGCGGCGGAACCGGGCCGGGCCTTCCCGGCATCGGCCCCGTGCCGCAATCCGCCCCGCTGGGTCTCGGCCAGCAGCCGCCTTCCGTCGGCGGCCCGGGCATGAATGTCGGCGGCGGACTTGTCGGTGCGGCCGAAGGGGCCGCGGCGATGGCCGCCGACGCGTTCATGCCCGGCACGGGCGCGCTGGTGCAGATGGGCTCCCAGATCCTCAACAAGACGATCGAGTTCGGCGGCAAGGTCGCCGGCATTGGCGTCTCGGAGATCGGCGACTTCTTCTCGATCGGCGACAACCCGCGCGCCTCACTGGGCAATTCGTGGCTCGGCCGGATGGCTGGCGGTATCGCTGGCGCCAAGCCCGCGCTACCGAACTTGGCCGGGAAAAAGCCGCCGGATGCGATGACCGGGGATCAGGCCAGCAAGCCCGCGGCCGGCGGCGGCCAGGGTGGCAACACGTTCAACACCACGGTCAACAACAACCGTGCGACCGAGGACGGCACCGGCCGCGACCTGAACCGTCACCTCGAAGCGATGACCGCGGCGCCGGGGCGGCAGTGACCGCACCCGCCGCACCCGAGGTCCGCATCCCGACTGGCCCCGTCACCCCCCATGGCGCGCACTACTTCCTCCAGGGCATCCATCCCGAGCTGAAACTCACGGCCTACGACGGCTCGACGCAGATTCACATGATGGGCGGCCTGGCGCTGCCCGAACCGTATGGGTCGCCCGAGGCGGTCATCGTGTCCGGTCCCATCAAAGGGCTGATCGCGCCGTGGAAGTTCATCGACCAGCAGGGCGCCAACGAGGACGGCGTGACGTTCCTGGCCGCCGTAAACGAGCCCATCGAGGTCGAGATTCCCGTGCGCTGCATCGCGCGCGACGGCAAGCATCTGCGCTGGGTCGTCAACACGCTGATCGGTTCGATCGACAAGAAGCGCACCAGCGAATTGTCCTGGTTCACACAGGATATGGGTTTCTGGTCGGCCAAGGTCCGCTGGTTCAAGACACCGCCGGGTGGCTTCAACATCGGTGGCCAGCAGACCAGCATCGAGTTCCCGCTGGTGCTGCGCGCCGACTCCGGGTATTGGCAGGGACTCAACGACATCGCCGAGTTCTCGCTGGCCTACGAGTCGATGAAGGACGAGTTCGCCACCGACTACACCACGCGCAAGGATCTCGGTCCTGACTGGCCGATCTACTACGAAGGCCCCGGCGGTGGATTCCTCTATGCCGGCAAGGGTCAGGCTCGCTGGCAGGACGACCCGAAGCGGTTTCTGTTCACCGAGGGGCGCACCGCGGTTGCCGGACCGAAGCGGGATGTCGAGACCGACACCGACAACCAGGTCAACGAGATCACCTTCGGCTCATTCCAGGAGCCTGGTGGGTACAACGACATCTGGCTACGGATGGGCCGCAACCCTGACGGCTCGTGGAACGGGTTCGGCGTCCGGGCGCGCATCGGCCTACTGACCGTCGAGTTGGACTCGTTCAACAACTACCACAAGACGCACCTGTGGACCTCGATCCTGTTCCTGCCCGCGCTGCCCGGAGAGAAGTGGCGCGGCGAGGCGGGCGACAGTGACGACCCCAGGATGTTCCGGGTCAAGCGCGGCAGTGGCACGGTGGCGCTGGCCTATCGCGACAAGGACGCCGTGACCCCGCTCGGCGCGGCGTTCCGCGGTCTCGGCTTCGGTGTCCACGCGTCGGGTGCGCTGATCACGCAGGCCAGCCCCGCGTCGGTCACCCGGGCGTCTGGTGGTGACGCGACCGAGACGACGCGGACCGGGTTCATTGAGCGCATCAACATTGGTGACCAGGACCGCCGCGACCGCTACACCCTGTTCGGGCCAGGAACTTTCGAGATCGGCGACGGGCCGGGGTCAACGAACATGATCAAGTTCGGGCCGCTGCTACCGAACCAGGTGGTGCAGCTGCGCACCGACAACACCAAGCGGCTCATCGTCGACATGACCTCGACCCCGGCGACGGCCGAGGAGTTGATCGAGTACCGCAAGGCGCTGGCTGACCTCGAATCGTTTGGCCCGATCGGTAATGTCGCGGCCACCGTGCAGGCGAACGCATCGGCGTTCGGAGTGGTTCCGCCGCAGGGGAATCTGCACCGACTGCTCGATGGCCGGTTCTCGCGGCCGATCCCGGCGAAGTCGCCCGGCCGGCCCGCGCAGATCTGCCACGTCGCGGTGTCCATCACGGGCGGCAACTCCGATTCCCGCATCCTGGCGTCGGGGACTCCCTTGAGGCGCTACCCGACGTGATCAGCCCCGCCGATCTGGAACGCTGGAAAGCCGAACTCGACTCGGGCGACCCGTACCGGCAGGACGCGGCTGCAACGGATCTCGCTGATGCGTTCGCCGCCGACGACACCGACTGGCACGTCACCGTCTGCGACAAGTTCTGGAACCCGATCGGGTACGCCGACGACTACCTTGAGGTGTCGGGCACCATCGCCCGTAATCAGGCCCCGCAGGCGACCCTCAAACTCGGTCAGGGCCACCGGCTCGACTCGGTGTTGTCGGCATGCGAGACGACGATGGTCGGGGTCATCCTCGAAACCGAGGGCATCAGCGAGGCGTTCTACGTCAAGCGCCACCGCCGCAAGCTCGAAAACGGTGCGTGGACACTGACATCCGAGCTGGTCGGCATCTGGGACATCCTGAACTACCTGCCGATCTGGCCGTCGTGGTACCTGCCCATCCAGGCGCAGCCGTTCTCCCACGCCGTCTACGCGGGGCCGGTTTGCACGGTGATCGAAGCTGCTGCGGCGCAACAGTCTTTCCGTATTCAGGCCGGCATCAACGAGTTCCTGAACAACGCGCTATCTCTGAACCCGGATGTGCGGGCCTGGTTCGGCACGGTCCTGCAGTCGATCCAGAACTCGGGCCAGATCTCCACCACGATGCAAACCCCGCTGTACGTGGTGCGCACCGGACTGCTGCGCGACACCTCACCGCTGTACGTCAAGACCGTACGGATGACGACCGTCGGGCAGATGATTCAGGAAATCACCCCCGCCTATGGCGTTTCGGTCACGGTGGAACTGTGGCGACCCGGGATGCCGCAGCCGGACAAGTGGGCCAACCTGACGCAGGTCACCTACGTGATGCGCGTGGTCGACCGCTCCCAGATCGAAGGCCAGACGAAAACGGTGCTGGACTCAGCTCTGCGCACCGTGGTCGATGTCGAAGGTTCGCTGCTCGGGAAAACGCTTGACCCGCTGCTGAATCCGGGCAACCAGTACGTGCCCGAGGGGATGCACATCGCCCCGACGCTGGGCATCGACTTCGTGCCGCCGTATGCGCTACTAATCACCCCCGACGACATCATCGCCGACGGTGAGGTGGTGCGCGACGAGTCGCCGCTGATCTCGTGCGAGATCGTGCACTCGACACCGCTCGGGTGGGAGCACATCATCGGCGGCAAGAGCCCGAAGGCTCTGAATGACCTGCTGAATGCTTGGTACTCCTACATCATCGACGTTGCCCAGATCCTCCTGGGTTTCACGGGAGTCCCATCGAATGTCCGTGCCCCCCTGGGCAACTGGGGGGGCACGGACATTCGAGCAGGTTGGCCTGTTAGACGGATTCCTCAACGATGCGTTCTTCGCGTTCGAGCTGATACAGCACTACAGCCGCCGCAACGATGTCGGACCGTTCCACCCGGCCATGTCGGTGTTCACCGCTACCAACAGCAGCCCGTACAACATCGAGGCGCTGTTCCAGTTCATCCAGGTGCTCTGGAACAGCCGGGGCTACACGACCGCGATCGCCACCTTCCGCGGCCAGAACGGACCATTCAAGTACGGGCGGGACATCTTCGTCGGAATGCTGATGACCCTGGTGTACGCGTCGCGCACCAAGCTCTATACCGACTACGTCGAACTGGTCAACTTCCGCTCGACCCGATCCGTCCGTGAAGTGACCGTGCAGCTCGGCGACGGAAAGCCGTTGCAGAGCAGCACCGTTCAGATCCGCAACAACATCAGCGAACTCATCGCCGGGTTCAATGTGTTGAGTTTGGCGCCACAGAGCTAGGAGGACCATGCAGACACTGTCGGAGTGGCGCACCGAGGAACGCGCCGACGGCACCTGGTTCTTCGTCAACCTGGCCGAACTCGGATTCCGCATCGAGGACAACGGCACCACTTCGGGCGCATTCCTGGCGGTGTGTGCGCCGCGCGGCATTGTCGGTGGGATGCCTGCACTGGCCAGGGGGCCGGCCGGGTTCCCCATCTCACTGGTGTTGTCGAGCTTCGTCGAACTCGCCGAGGACGATCCGACTCCAGCGTCGGCCAGCATCAACATCCTGACGCCCGCTACCGATGTCTCGGGCCCGGTGTACGGGCTGGACCTGGCGCTGCATGCGGGCGCGACCGGCGCCGACGGCACGACGGTCATCAGCCCCACCGACTACGCCGAGAGCCCGGTTGCTGGGCAGGTGCTCATCGTGGCGCCGGGTGGTGAGACGTTCGCGCTGGCCTACCAGAAGGTCGACGGCATCTACGTTCCGCCGGCCGCGATCTCATCCAAGACGGTTGGCACCGACGTGAACTTCACGATGGCGCAGGTGGGGTTCGATGCCCGGCCGAACGTCTGGTATCCCGAGCCGGTCGGGGAGGTCACCATCGAGGCCACCACCACCAACATCCGCGTCGACCTGGTCGCGCGCTTGAATGCGGCAGACGGCGACGTTCTGGGCCGCTGCTCGGGTGTAGGTGGGATGCTCAAGGAGCGACTGACACTGATCCCGGTGCGCAATCCCGGGGCTGCCGATTCGGTCGGCCGCGTCGATGTCGGACAGTCGGCGACGGTGTTCTTCTGCGTCGAAAAGCAATCCGGCACTGCGCAATACACCGTGTCAAACTCCACCGCACGGTTCGGCGCCAAAGCGGTGTACGTGTGACCGAAACCGCCGACTGGACACCGACGTTCGACCGGGTCAGCCAGATACCCGGTGAGAACTCGCTCAAGCCGCCGAAGAACCTTGCCGAGCAGCAGGCGTGGATCAACAAGCGCAACGCGGCGAATATCGCCGTGTCGATGGGCGGGGTGGACACCGGTGACGACTTCGACCCGTGGGCGTCGATCTCCAACTCGTGGACCGAGCACACCGAGGCGATCGCCACTCTTGAAGAAATCGCTGCGCTGAACTCGTCGCCCGCGTATCTGGCTGACATTCAGGACATGGTGACGGTCCCGCGGCGGGACTGCGCGTGCTACGGCGAGGAGCTGGTCCCCTACACCGACATCCTCGCCGGGATCCAGTGCCCCTTTACGACGCACTACCACTACCTGAACACGTCGGTGATTCGGCCGAAGGTGGTGATCGGGGAATCGAAAGGCACCATCTACTACACACCCGTCATCGTGGACCGCATCGGCGCGCTCATGGGCATCAGGTGGATGACGGGTCCTGACTACCTGTTCTCGATCGACTACTACGAGATGGCGTTGTGCGCGCTGAACACCAGTAGCGGCAACGTCGTCAAGCTCTGGGGTTCCGGCAACATCAAGGACGGTCTACCCGCCGGCCCGGGCGGTCTCTTCGAGGCGTACATCGAGTTCGACTTCGACCCGCCGCAGATCACCACACCGGGTCAGATTCTGTTCGTGGCGCATCAGCAGACCGCCCCCGGAGGTTTGCAGCAACCGCGTCGTATCGCCGCTGCGATGGCACCGAACGCGGGACGACCGGACCAGATCCTCGATGCGGCAACCTATCTGGCCGATGACTACACCCAGGGCATCCCGTCCTCGATCAGCTTCGCCTCGTTGACGCGGGAGAACCGGTTCATCCCGTGGGGCGCTGTCCGGGTCGACACCTCGGTGACCGCGTGACCGCCGAGGAAATGAGCACCCTGGCCGCCCAAGGCCGCTACTGGTGGATGCGCCGCGACGGAACCTTCTACGGGACAACTGAATACCAGCCGACGAACCCCGCCGACTTCTACCTGCTCGATGCCTCCCCGGAGTGGATCGCCCAGTGGGAGGGCGACTGGCCCAAGGCCGTCGAAGTGATGACCCCGCTATTCCCAAGGCTCGACCCATACCGAGAGGAGTTCTGATGGGACTTTCGACATACGCCCGCAACGGCATCGCGAACGGGTTCGTCAACGGCGTCCCGTTTGTCGTTCCCGTCCAATGCTTCTCGTTGCACGACGGCAACCCCGGAGATGAGGGAACCAACGCTGCGACGACGCTGATCGGCACCGACGAGGAGCGCGCGCAGGCGACTTCTTCGGATGCCACCACCGGGTCGACGACCAGCACCGGCGACCCGGCGACGTGGTCGATCACCGAGGCGGCGACCATCACCTACCTCGGCCAGCACGACGCGTTCAGCGGCGGAAACTGGCTCGGTGCGATCGCCGTCGACCAGCCCGTGACCGTCGCCGACGGGGACATCGTGACCCTGTCGTCCTTCACCGCGACGGTGGCCTGATGCCCGTTCTGTTCGACTCGACGGCCCAAGGCACCGCGCTGATCCTCGGCGGGTCGGCGTCGGGATCGAAGACGATCACGCATCGGGTGTCGACGTTCGCCCGTGACCGTGTGGTGGCTTACGTGTGGGTGCTGTGGACCGGCGCGGTCGACGTGTCCGGTGCGACGTTCTCGGCGACGTTCGGCGGCGAGGCGATGACACTGATCGGCTCGCGGACATGGGATTCGACCCGCGCGAAGTTCATGTGCTTCAAGCTCGAAGACGCGCCGCGCGGTAGCCAGTCGGTGGTGGTGTCGTTCGCGTCGATGCCGACCGAGCTGATCACCCGCAACCTGCACGTGATCTCCGAAACCTATTCCGGTGTCGAGGCCGTCGCCGACGCGGTGACCGCCGGCGGATCGAACACCACCGTGAACACGGTGACGACGGCCTCGGTGAAGCCCGCGCACCGGGTCGCGTCCGGGCATGCGATCGGCGAATGGGGCGCACTGTCGGCGTACACGCTGACCAAGCGTCAGGCCACGATGATGTTCGGCGGCGGCGCGATGGTCGTCGGGGACACCCCGGGCGCTGCGAGTGTGGTGTCGACCGCGACGAACAATCTGACGACACCGAACTGGGGTGCCATCGCGGTTGCGATGACCCCGAGCGTCGTGGAGATCACCGCGTCGCAACAGTTTTCACTGACACAGCGCGCGGACCTGGCGGGGCTGCGGTTCGCCGACCCGTTCCATCTGCGCGAGTTCTGGGTGAAGCTGCCGGCCGACGAGGACAACTCGCTCGTTGCATCCGACACGGTGGTGCGGTCCCCGTCGGGAGTCTTGATGCCGGTGTGGGTCAAGGATGTCGACGACGTGCTCGAATACACGATCCACTGGGATGCGCTGCTGGCCGACGACGACTGGATCACCACCGCCGAGCACACGGCCAGCGGATCGCTGCGGGTGTTCTCCGAATATCCTACGGCCGCAAGGCCGCCCGAGCCCGGCGCGGGCAACATGACCCAGGTCTGGTTGTCCGGGTCGACGAACACCGTCACCCATCCCGTGCGTGTCCGGTTCACCACAGAACGTGGTCGTCGGCACGACTTCACGTTCTATATCGCCGGCGTGCAGAACTAGGAGGGGGAACTGATGACCCTGAGAACCGTAACCGCGACAACCAAGGACACCGCCGGGGAGCCCGACAACACCGAATGGGTGTTCTGCTCCGAACTCCGCGGCGCTGACGGCGAGATCATCACCACTCGGCCCAAGACGGTCAAACCCGCTGCCGGGCAACTGACCGTACAGCTGGAGCCTGGTCCGACGATGGTTCAGTTCGGCGGCCGGAAGTGGACGATCCTGGTCCCGGACCACGACGAGGATCTGTGGACTCTGCTGTCGGTGGCTATCGGGGTGCCGATCAACACCTCCGCGGATCTGCTCGCCGCGGCGGTGGAGACGTTCGTTGAGAACAATCCGGGCTACCCGTGGTCGGGTGTGTCGTGGTCGGAGAGCGACTCCGATGCGGCTACGGCTGCCCGTCAGGCGATCGGCACTCTCGGTGTCCCCACGGATTTCCTAGCGGACGGCACTGGTGACTACATGGTCAACGATGTTGTCCGCTACACCGACCCGTCCCCGTCACCGACCGCGGATTTCACGGGTGTGTACGCCTGCACGGTGGATCACACGTCGGGGTCGCCGAAGGATCAGCCGTCGCGGTGGCAGCTGGTAGTACCAACATCCCCAGGAGCGATCGGCGCCGCCCCGCGCGGCAAGACAATTTTCTTGGAAACGTTCCGCGACGGCGTTCGTACGGACAAACAGATCATCGAGGCGGCGTTCGCGGCCGTCGCAGCTGGAGGTGAAGTTCGGTTTGGGCAGAACGTCACCTACACCGTCACGGCGGGGATGTCGTTCGACCTGTCAACGAAGCCCGGTGTGTGTGTCAACGGTCAGGGCGCAACTATCAACGGAGCTAGTGTCACCGCCGCCGCGATCCTCCAGTTCGGCGGTGCGTCACCGGGAACGACCACCACGCTGACTGCTGCCGCAAGTCAGACAACGACACTGACCGTGGTGTCCAGCGCGGGGTTTCAGGCCGGGGACCTGGTGTCGATCCGGTCGGATTCCGAGGTGTCGAACCCGGACCGCACAACGTATTTCAAGCAAGAGATGGCCCGCGTCGCTGCTGTCCCGGACGGCACGCACATTACCCTGGACGCGCGAACCTGGAACTCCTACAGCATTACCGGTCATACGGTGACGGTGAAGCGGTATGTGCCGGTTCGGAATTTGAAGGTCCGCGACCTCGATGTGGTGGGTGCAGGCACCGGCTCGGATCAGTCTGGCGTGCGGATCTTCGTCTTCGACGGCGCGACGCTTACCAACGTCACTTCGAATGGTGTCGGCACCGACGGTGTCGTCTATCAGACTGGCATCAATTTCACCGCTGAAGCGTGCCGGTCGGAGAAGTCGAACCGTGCAGGTGTCGGATACGGCTTCCATGGCGTCGAGGTTCATTGTGCGAAATTAATCGGCTGTTACGGTCGCGGTAATCGGCACAGCTTCGATGCGGACGAGGTCCGAGACCTGTTGTATCTGGGCAACACCGCCGAGGGGGACACCTCGGCTGGGCTTTCCACTCACGGAAACTCTGACGTAGTAACAATGCTCGCCAACACTGTCCGCGACTGCGGCGGCGGGATTGTGTCGCGCGCCCGGAACTCCCGCATTCTGCACAACATCGTGCGGGGCACGAAAACCGCCGCAGAGAGCAGCGAATCCTACATTCACGGTATCTCCCTCGGTGACGACGGCTCACATCCGTGGGGCACCGGCTGGGCAGGCACCGGACTGGTCATCGAAGGCAACGACATAGACCTGACTGGCCCGGACCTGTCAGGGATCAACGCCTACGGCATCTACAGCACCGCACCCTTGGTGAATGCCCGCATCAATAACAACAAGCTGGCAGGGTTCTCCGCGCACGGCATCTACAGCAAGGCCGACTACAACAACGGTGCCCGCATCTTCCAGAACACCATGGATTGCTCGGCGCAGATCGCCAACATGACCGGCATCATCCTCACCCCGGGGCACGCCGCGGACGCCAACGTCAACACCGACGTGTGGATCGATCTGAATACCATCAGCGGCGCAACCTACGACGGAATCCTGGTCTCTGGCGGGCAAACAACCGATATCCGCACTAATGGAATCAAGGTGCGGTGGAACACGATTGGGCATTGCGGCACCAACCCGATCGGGTTCGGACCCGGATACTTCGGGTCGAACATGCTCTGGCACGGCAACGACATCGAAACCGGATCCACCATCTACTACACCGCCGCGAACTTCAGCACCACACCGAACCTGGGGCCGGTGAACACCACCAACGCCGCGCTACAGGTTTACGGCACCAACAACACCGGCGCCCAGGCCCTGTACACATTGTCGGCATCAGCGGCGGCGTGGACGTTCCCGCAGCGCGACGCCAACGGATGCTTGATGGTCGCCACCCCCACCGCAGACGGGCACGCAGCAACGAAATCATACGTGGACACTGCTGACGCTCTCAAACTGAACAAGTCATCGGCGGCGACGAAGGTGTACGGCACCGATGGGTCCGGTAATCAATCCATGTACGACGTGAAAGCCACCGCCACCACCTGGTCAGTTGTTCAACGCTCGGGTGAGGCGAACATCGTGGCCGACAACTTCATCGCCGGGATGACCACCACAGCCACTGCAGCGGGCACCACAACACTGACCATTGACAGCAACCGAACGCAGGTGTTCACCGGGACCACGACGCAGGATTGTGTTCTGCCGACAACAAGCATCGCTGCTGGACACTCGCACAAAATCATCAACAACAGCAGCGGCACTGTGACGGTGAAGTCATCGAACGGCGACACGGTGAAGTCGTTGTCGGCGGGCACGTGGACGGAAGTTCAAGCGCTACAGGCAACACCGACAACCTCAGCCCACTGGCATGCGACATGAGATTCGCTCTCGCCATGCTGGCCGTCACCGCTGCCGGTCTGCTCGTCGGCGTCGGCCTCATCTGGGCCACCCAGTTCTTCGACGACCCGATCGGCTTCTGATGGCCAACGCGGTGCTCGGCTGCGCGCTGGGCATCGCCATCGGGTTCGGGTGGGCTGAATGGCTCGACCGCGGATTACACCGCTGACTTGAAATCACCGGCCACCTTTTCAAGGTTGTGGTCGGTTCCTTGAATCTCATCCTCATAGCGAGCGATTCGCACTCGAGGGAGTCGCCATCCAGGCGATGAATCTCGCGGTGATGATGCGCGACGAAGATCCGCAACTGGTCTGGGACGTGCTGACACGGCTCGACGATCACCAGGTGCGGGAGCTGGCCGCCGTGGCACTGGCCGGGATGCCTGTCGAGGGACGGG